GTAATCATTATATAAAAAGTATAATAAAAAATACCTATGCTTCAATGATTGCTGATGGTACACCAACAGTTGACACAATATACACAGTTTTAAATGATGAAAATAAGAGTTATGTTCGTTCTACTTATTTATGGAAAACAAACGGGCAAAGAGAATGGATTGCAACAACACCTGATAATTAATAAATAAAAAAATAAATATGGCAAATTTTCCAGTAGCAATACAAAACCAACCAATATTTAATGTACGTAATCCAGAGCGTACTTTAAGAAGTGTTCTTTCAATTAATACACCTGCATTAACATTTAGTGCAAGTAGTTATAATTTAATTACATTTGTTATTTCATCTCCTGGAGGTAATCCAAAAGTTTCTATTGAAACAAGCAATGATGGCATTTATTATGGTTCTATTCAACCAGTAGCTTTGACGGCTACTCCAACCAATCTAAGTCCTAATACTTTGGGGACTTCTGCAAGTCCCAATGGAACAGCGTCATATCAAATCTCAAATCCTGGGAAGTTTATTAAAATAACTCAGGTAAATACTTCAAATAATTCACATACTATTTTGAATGTATTGTTAAATAATGGCACTCAAGCATCTAAACAACAAGACATTAACATCCCTAACGCTTCTTATTTTTCGTATGCTTCGCCTTCAGGTGGTATAGTTAATACTACACCAGTTGGAATAGCTACAACTGCACTTTCGGCTTCATATAGCTATTTACTTTTGTCATTAGACTTAGTAAATGCAGGAGTTACAGATACAGAGGTTCTAATTAGGTCAAATGCTACTATCGGAGGTGGTTCGCCAACTGTTTTGTTTAGAACATTTTTAAAAGCAGGGACTAATCAATCTTTAAGATTCAAACCAGGTATTAAAGCTAATTCTACGCAATTAATGGAAGTTGTTTTATCTACAACAGCAATAGTTTACGTAAATGCTCAAGGAACTCAAATAACATCACCATTTTAAAAATAAAAATATGCCAATTACATTAACATCACAAGACTATAATTTAGGAATTTCATCAGAAATAAATTGCTTCGGCGATTCATTAACCCAAGGAGCTGGAGCTACTTCCGCAACTGGATTAAATTATGTTGCTCAATTATCAAATATCCTTTATCCAAGATTGATTCAAAATTTAGGTATGGGTGGACAATCAATGCAACAAATTGCATCAAGACAAGGAGCTAAACCTATTTATATAACCATTACAGGAAATGCTTTAAACGGTGTAAATGATGTAGCTATTACAAGTATTTCATCTCAATTCTTATCTATGTCAGATACAGTTGCTAAATATGCAAGTGGTATTGTAAATGGAGTTCCTTGTTTAATTACAAGAACAGTAGTAAGTACAGTTGAAACTTATGTTATTAAAGGTGCAAACCATAGTACTGCAACAATACCAGCAAATAGTATATTTTATCCAGATTCATCTTATAACGCTTTACCAACTATTCAAGTTTTATGGTGGGGAAGAAATAACGTTCCATCATTAACAGGATTAGATACATTGATTGATAATGCAGTTTTAATTATGCCAAGTCCAAGAAGATTTTTAATTATTGGAGTAAAACCTTCTTTAAATGAAACTATTGGTACAACTAATTATAATGCTTGTATTGCTATGAATGCAACTTTATTAGCAAATTATCCAAATAATTATATTACAATAACTCCTCCTACAACTACTGAAATGAGTGCTATTATGTACACTCCAAGTACACAAGATAATACAGATATTGCAAATGGAGTATTCCCAACAGGGATGCATTTTGATAATACACATTTAAATGGTTTTGGTTATAATATTATAGCTAATAGAGTTGCTTTATTAATTAAACAATATGGTTGGTAAATGAGTAAAGAACAATTAGATAAAATATTTAATAAATTTATATCACGCAAGTTAATGGTTTTTATCATTGCTTGTGGTGGTTTATTTGCAGGTGATTTAACTTCTCAAGATTGGGTTATTATTGCTACTGCTTATGTGAGCATTCAAGGATTTACAGATATAGTTACAAAAATTAAAAAATGACAACTGAAGAAAAAGAACGATTAGATAGAATGGAACAACACCTTCGATTAATTAAAGAGGATTTACAATATATCTCCAGTGCTTTAGTTGGTTCAAAAGTAAATGGAAATAAAGGCGTTATTTCAGATATTGATAGCATTAAAAACGATATAGCTGATTTGCGAGATAAGTTAGAATTTATCGAATTAGATATGGCTAAAAAATCTGTATATATCGGACAATTAAAATTCGTAGCAGGATTATTGACAGCTGGATTGATTGGAACAATTATAAAACTTTTATCAAAATGAGGAATATTAATTTTATAGTTATTCATTGTACTGCTACACAACCAAATGTTAAAAAAGAATCTATTTTAAATTATTGGAAAAATACCTTAAAGTGGAAATCTGTTGGTTATCATAGATTAATAGATGCAAATGGAATTATTCACGAATTAGCCAATTACGAAGAAACTACAAATGGAGTAAAAGGATATAATTCAGAATCAATTCATTTTAGTTATATAGGTGGAATAGATGTAGCAGGTAATCCAAAAGATACACGAACATTAAAGCAAAAAGAAAGTTTATTATATTTAGTTAAAGCTGCTAAAAAACAATTCACTAACGCTATTGTAAAAGGTCATAAAGATTTTAAAGGTGTAAAAAAGGCTTGTCCAAGTTTTGATGCTAAAAACGAATACAAATGAAAAATGAAAATAGAAACTGGATATTATTTATTGTCTATGTAATATTAGCATCAACCGTAATTACAATGTTATCATCCTGTGGTACAAGAAAGGTAGTAATAGATGAGGTTAAGAAAGATTCCTTGTCGCAAATATCGACTAAAACTATTATCGACAAATTGTCGAGAACTGAAACTAAAAACGACATTATTACTGATGAGTTTACTATTACTCCATTAGATACTTGTAAAGATATTGTAGTAAACGGTATAACGTACAAAAACGCTGTTTTAAGGTACAAAAAGACAAAAGACAACACTATACAAGTAAAAGATATAAAAGAGTCTAAAAACGAGTTAAAAGTACAAGACACAAAAGTAACTCAAAATAGAAAAGTTAAAGATATAGAGAAAACTTCTAATCCATTTATTTGGTTATTAATTCCAACAATAATTTTAATTGTAATTTATTTAATATGGCAAAACAAACGGTTGTTTCTTTAAGAGTAGAAACTAATATTTCAAGACCAAATATACATTCAAAAACAAAATCTTCTAAATTAAAATCTTCTAAAAACTATCAAAAGAAGTACAAAGGTCAAGGTAGATAAATTTTGTATATAGTTGCCTTCTCCACACTTTGTTTTTTGTTATTTATTTTGTTTCTTTTTGGTTATTTATTTTAATCTTTTTTTAAATACTTATTTTGTTTTTTGATTACAAGGCAAAGTTACAGGATAAAAAATTAAAACAATACTATTTTAAAATAAAGTTTTTAACTAAAATTGTTAATTTATACTACATATATTTGACAAATGAAAAAGCCAACAAGAAAAAGTTTAGTAATAAAATTAGATACAGTCTTTAGTAAATATATAAGGCGTAAAGATGCTATTGATGAAATAGCTACTTGTGTTACTTGTAATAAGAAAGATTATTATCAAAAGTTGCAATGTGGACACTTTATGTCACGTAGACATTATTCAACACGTTGGGACGAAAACAATGTAGGTGTACAATGTTATGGTTGTAACATTACTAATCAAGGAATGCAGTATGCTTTCTCAAAGTATTTAACGCAATTTGATAATAACTTACCTGATAGTTTATTAATTAAATCAAAACAAATAGTTAAATTTGCTGATGTAGATTTGATTGAAATGATTGAATACTATAATTTTAAATTAGAATCTTTGTAGTTCTCTGTTTATATATTGTTTGTTAGAAAAGGGATGCTTTAATTAGTGTCCCTTTTTTTATTTTAAAACTTTAACATTTCATTAACACTTTTATATCTAAAACAGTTATATATTTGCCAAAGAAATAACAAACTAAAAACAAACAAAATGAAACAAAATTTAAAAGACATCGGATTAGCATTTATTTTATGGGGATTATTTA